CAGCCGCTTGCTTTTAGTTCTTTGATTCTCTTTTGGTCTTTAAGCTCTATCTGTTCGCCTAAATTAAACACCTCTCCGCTCTCAGCGTCTCGGTATCGTTTTATTATATTATATTTCATAAGGTTTGTAGTCTTTTTGCGTTCTCTTTTACTATATCGTACTTGCTTTTAACATCTTCTTTTAGCTTTAGTCCTAACTCTATCTGCATATTGTAATTGCCTTTTATTTTCTTAATTGCAGCCGCCCAGTCATTGCCGTGTACCTTCAGGCTATTGCTATTAGTAGCGAGTAGGTTATATGGCATTACGTTGCTTACTATTACGGGCTTTGCAAAGTGTCCAGCCTCTATCATTTTAAGCTCGCTCTTGCAGCGGTTAAATAGGTTGTCTCTCAAAGGTATTACGCATATACCGCAATGCTGGTAGTCGGTAGCGTAGTCTTGGATACTGCTAACTTGCTGAAGTATTGGACTCATTCGCTTAGGTACTCTCGGGCTTTTAACGGTTAAATATTCATTATCAAAAGCGTTACCTAATAGCTTTAAATCTTTAAGGTGAGTACTGCCTCCTGAGTAGAAGAAAGTATCGAATTTTAGAGACAAATCCTCGTAGGCAAATTGTTTTTCGTTAGGGTCAATGGCGTTTTTAATTACCTCTACGTTTTTGTTATACGGTCTTATCTTCTCCGCTAAAATCTTTGTAGTAGTCCATACAACGTCTGCAAATTTAATGTTTGCTAAAATACACTTAGTCATATTACTACGAGAGTAAAATAATTGTAAAGGATGCCCTTTAGGTAGCACCCAGTAGTCGTCTATATCGCAAATAACTTTAATACCTCTTGCCTTTAGAATTAAGATAGTCTCTTCAGGCTTCATAAGCTCAGAGATGTTACGATTAAAAATAACGTGGGTTACTCCGTCAAGTTTCTCTAAAAAGTCGTCAGCGTTATTAATTAAGCAAGTTACCTCTATTCCGTAGTCCTGGCTAAGTCTAACGAGTGGCATCATTAAGCGGTGGTAGCTTACTCCACTAACCGTACTCATAACTATAGCTATTTTAGTTTTATTTTCGTACATAATCTTAAATTCTTTTTTGGCTTTCTTGTAATCTGATTTAATGCTTCGGTAGCTTATAGATGTCTCGTTGTGTATTTTGATTAGAGTGTCTCCATTGTATACCGCTCTAATTAGATTAGCGTTATAATGGCTCATCTTTGCGAGTACGTCTTCTATATCCTCGCTCTCGCTCTCTTCTATTGCCCAGTACGGGTCTGTCTTATTGCATTTCTTTAGCCATTGGTTCCTCATTACTATTGCAAAATACCCCTTCATATTTTCTTTTGCGGGCTTATGGCTACAAATATCAAAAGCCAAGGAGACTAACTCCTCGGCTTCTTGGGTGTTGTTTGTTAATTTAAGAGCATAATCTCGAATTGATTTGTCGAAATATATCTCATCTAATCTCATAGTGAAACTATATTATTTAACTCTTTTTGGTATGCGTTTGCTGCTTTTAATTCATCTATAAATATACCTAAATATTTAGATTTTCCATTTACATAAATTGAAGACCTCCACTTTTTAGCGTTATTGTCCCAGGTAACGCCAATGTACTTACTATGTCCGCCTTTTTTATCTTTAGACAAATTTTCTCTATTGCTTATCAATTGAAGATTGTTTAAATTATTGTTTAAAGGATTGTTATCTATGTGGTCTACAACTATTTTATTACCGTTAGGGGTGTGGTTTAAAAAAGTAATTGCTACAAGCTGATGAACTTGAAATTGTTTTTCATTTCCTCCTTTTAATAAACAAACCACCAAATAACCACAATTATTTTTACTACCTTTTAATAAACGTTCTTTTATAGTTCTTTTTCTGCCATCGCTTCTTAAAACAATTCTATTTAAGCTCTTAACATTTCCAAAATTAGAAACTTCGTATAGCCCCTCAAAACCTTTAATAGCTCTATATTGCTCCATTTTTAAAACGGCAATCCGTCTTTTTTTGCGTCTGACTGAGCCTCTATCCGAGGAGTTGGCTTCCATAAATCCAATTCCACATATGGAGAACCGCTCTTACCGATGTTAACGTTTAGGTTAACCCATCCTTTGTCTGTGTTCTTTTGAATAAAGGCTATTGCCTCGTCCGCTTTTAGGCTTAATTGACCTACTACCCACTCAGGAGAGTTAGGCTTCATTTTAAAAATAAAACCTTCTGCGAATACTTTGTCTTTTTTTTCCATTGTTATTATTTATTTTCGTTTATTATCATTGACAAAAGTACAGAATAATTTGCTAAATCTAACACACTATCCTCGATACTCTCGTTGTTAGGTTTTTTATCTGAGTTTAGCAATACTCCAAGCCTTGCTACTTTGGTAGCGATTAGGTTCAAACAGTTAGTACTTGCGTTACCTCCCGTAATAGCTCCAGCTAATTTAAAATTAGAGAGCCTATCTTGGTTAGCGTAGTCGTCTCCCTTGCTAAATAGTACTTTCTCCATTTCTCCAGTTATATAACCGAAGTGGGCTATCTGTTCTTTTTTTGTCATAAGTTTACCTCCTCGTTAATAACTACGCTACTCAGCTTCCATAAGTGGCGTTCGTTGTGTGCTATTTTGTGTCGGTTCATTAGCTGACCGAATAAAGTTTCTTTATCACCCATATCTCCGAAGACCTCGCTGGTTATAGTTCGCCCTCCCTTGGTGGCGGTTACTTGGATTAGACCCCGTATACTATTTTTTAATTTCATTTTATTCTACTTTTACTATCGTGTTTTAAGTGGCAATTTCTGCAAAGTACTCTTAAATTATTTATATCCCAAGCAAGTTCTGAGCGTCTTGTCTTTTGTGCTTCGTCAACGCTTATAGTGTGGGAGCAGTCTAAATAAACACCGCTTGAAACTTCGCACTCTTCGCAGAAGTTGTAGCCATATTCGTAAAACTGCTCATCTATTAACATCTTCTTGGCGTTGCTTACTAATTTATTTATTAGGCTTTTAGCTACTCGCTCTCCGTCTGAGGTGTGGTAGTGGTTCATATTGTGAATAAATAGTTTAAAATTATAGCTCTACTATTTTATTTGCCATTGCGTTTAGCTCGCATAACTCCCTTATTTTAGCTTGTTGCTCTCCCATTTTAAAAAGGTAAGTAGCCAGTAACTCCTCGTAAGAGTCTATGTCTACGGCTTGCTTATAAGCTAAGTTAATCAAATTATCTAAGTTCTGCAAGTGTTTAGTTTGCTCGGTCTTATCTCCTGAGTATTTAGAGAGCTTAATCTTCATATCTCGCACCGAACGCTCAGCCTCTTTACAAATCGCTGGTTTGTTTAATATCTCTTTTGCTTCTTGGTCTGTCATAATTTAAAAAGGTTGGTCGTTAGTTACTGCGAATATATCTTTAATTGGGTCTACTACTATCTCTTCAGTAGCGTAGGCGTATTTCTTTGTATTGTGGATATGGTCAAACTCGTAAAACCTTTGGCTTGCCCAGTCAATATGCAAGACGCACTCTCCAAGCTCACCATAGTATTTAGGTTTAACCTTATCTACGGTTATCTTATACGGTTGGTGATTGTCTTTTGACTCTTTGTGAACTACGACTATGTTTCTTCCGTTATTATTCCACTCAGAGCCTCCCATTAAATCGTAAACACTTGGCTTCTTTACTGAGCCGTCTTTTACTTGTTTCGGGTCAGGGTTTTTAGGGTGTATGATTATAAACGAGTGCATCTTATTTATATCCATAAATCTATTTCTTAAAGAAAGTATCTTACGTAAATAGTCTGCGTTTGTTGGCTCTCCTTTGTGAGCTAAATAGTTCCAAGAGTCTATAACGGCTGAGGTACATTTATTTTCTTTTGCGTAGTTCCAAAAGGCTTCGGGTTCAATGTTATGCTCTGCGGAGATAAACTTAAAACTATCGCAAAGCTGAGAGCTATACTTACTTATTTCCTTTTCGGTTATAGTGTTAGGGTAGTCCTTTTGAAAGGTCTTGCCAGTTAGTTTATGCATAAGATTCGATATTACCTCTGTATCGCTACCATCGTCAGGCATATAAACGCAATGCCTCCAGCCCTCGTTAAGTGTTAAGCCCATCATAATCTCTTTTAAAAAAAGGCTTTTACCGAAGAAAGGGTAGCCCGTTATATCTGTACACCCACCTTTAACAAATGTTAACTGACTATCAAAAGA